GAAGAAAAGTCACGCGAAGAGTTGACTCGCGAGCTACAAAACTACCTTAAGCTATCAAAACAGCCAGGTTTAAGCGCGGGTGCAAAAACTGTTCTGCAGTTACAGATCGAGCACATACAAAACTTGATAGTAGAGCGGTTTCATTAACCGAATCTAAACATCAACCTAGAAAGGTTGGCGCTCAACCTGGAATGGACACAATAAAAGCCGACGCGGTCGTGCTCCCTTTCATGCAGAAAGAATCCTTTAGCTCCAAGGCTCCGGCCGCCCTACCTGTTTTTTATCGGACCTACTCGCGGATGACCGACAACGGTCGCGAGACCTACGAACAGGTTACTGATCGAACCGTTGATGGCATCAGGGAACTGGGTCGTCTGACCGACGAGGAAACGGCGCTAGTGCGGGAGATGCAAGAGGAGCGCAAGGTGCTTCCCTCCGGCCGGTGGCTCTGGACAGGAGGCACACCGTGGATTGCTCAACCTAAAAATTTCAGCGGCTCATACAACTGCACCTCGACGCGAGTGACTGACTGGCGGTCACTGGCTCTGATGATGGATCTGGCGATGATGGGGTCTGGCACCGGGGCGGTGCTGGAAGACGCGCTGATCGTCAACCTGCCCACGATCCGCAACCGCATCGTCCTTAAGGAAGTGCTGGGTGTGGGCTTTACGTCTCCCGAGTACCGACGAGATCACACCTATGTAGAGGTCAAAGGGAACACCGTCACGATCGACGTAGGCGATTCCCGTATGGGCTGGGTCGAGTCTTATGAGGCGTTTCTGGAGATTGCGACCGACAACCAGTTCGATCACAACCGCCCCGTCAGCGTCTACGTCGATTGCTCGCGTGTGCGGCCTGCAGGAGAACGTCTCAAGGGCTTTGGAGGCGTCTCCAACCCCATCAAGCTTCCAGACCTATACCCGAAGCTGGCAAAGATCCTCAACGGCGCTCATAAGCGGCAGCTATCAAGCGTCGAAATCTGCCTGCTGATCGACGAGGCGGCTCAGGTCGTGGTGGCTGGAAACATCCGGCGCAGTGCCGGGATGCGGCAGTTCAACAGCTACGACGAGGAAGCTGAGATCGCAAAGGACAACCTCTGGCAGCAGGGGGCTGACGGCAGTTGGCGCATCGATCCAGAACGGGATGCACTGCGGATGGCGAACCATACCCGCGTGTTCCACGGACAGCCCACCTACGGCGTCGTGAAAGCGGCTGTGACCAAGCAGTTCTACAGCGGTGAGGGTGCGATCCAGTACGCGCCTGAAGCCATTGCACGGTCGAACGTCGATGTGCTGAAGACAGAGACACAACGGCGCAACTTCCTATGTGCTTATGACCGTTTTGGGAGGCTTGACGCCCGTCGCTATCTCTTAGAGCAGATCGAGGAGACGATCACAGAGGAAGAGCTGGATCATCGGATGGATCGCTACGGGCTGAACCCCTGCGGCGAGATTCTGGGAGCGGACTTCCACTGCAACCTCTCAGAGATCCATCTCAACCAAATTGACCCCCATGATTGGAAGGGTCTCGACCGTGCTTTCCGCGCTGGTGGTCTGATCGCAGCGGCCCTGCTGCATCACCGCTTCCAAGAACCTCGCTATCAGCAATCCCGTGAGTGGGATCCGATCGTCGGGGTCAGCTTCACCGGCTTCTTTGATTTCTGCGTCCATGCGTTCGGAGCTGACTGGCTGCGCTGGTGGGAAGCAGGAAGGGGCGACACCGTGCAAGGGCGACAGTTCCGCAAGCTTGAAGCCGACTATCTGCGCCGTTGGAAAAAGGTCGTCGAAAAAACGGTTTGGGAATACTGCGATCGTCATGGGCTGCGGCGTCCCAATCGATTCACCACCGTCCAACCTGCAGGAACTAAGTCTCTGCTGACAGGTGCCAGCAGCGGTTGGCATCCACCAAAGGCTGCTCGATTCATCCGTCGCATCACCTTCGCCAAGAACGATCCAGTCGCGTTGGCCTGCAAGGACTACGGCTACAACGTCATCCCGGCTCAATCAGACAAGGATGAAGAGGGTCGGCTACTCGATGACCCATTCGATCCGCGCTGCACTGAGTGGCTCGTCGAGATTCCAACTGAGGTGAGCTGGGCAAACATCCCAGGTGCTGACGAGGTTGACATCAGCAAGTTCTCTGCCGCTGCTCAATTCGACTTTTACATGAATGTGCAGCGTCATTACACCACTCACAACACCAGCGCCACGATCGAATTTAGAGAGGAAGAGATTGAGGACGTATCAAGGCTAATTTTTGAAAGCATTGATATGCACCGGGGATACATCTCCGCGGCATTGCTGGCCCGTTTCGACAGCCTGGAGACTTTCCCACGGCTGCCGTTTGAGCCACTTCAATCAAAGCTTGAGTTCTTGCAACTCCAGGCGGAAGTACATCAACGCAAAAGGTCGGACGACTTCAATGAGCTGCTCAAGAAGTACGACTCCGATCGGCTAGTCGAAGCAGGCCCTGCAGCTTGCGATTCTGATTACTGCATGAAGTCAACAGCTTCAGTAGAGGCAAAACCGTTCTCGCAAGAATCTATGTTTGCCCCTATACCATGAACATATTTAATAATAAACACGAAGAAATACTTAGGGAAATCCATGAGATCAAGGCCGGTATTATGGACCTTAAGTGTCGAATAGCGGACATAGAAGTTTGGATGATGCAACACGGGAAAACTGGGAAAAGATCCGTGCCCATCTGGAAAAGGTGGGTGCTACAGAAAACTGGTTTTTCAAAAGAGCTGTGAACATCACCAGTGGAGGGCCTGATCCCATGGATCACCCTCCCTTGGCCGATGGCGAAAACCCCCTATGAAATGTGAATCTCAACAACACACAGCTCAACGTCTTAAGAACTGAGCTAACCAACGCGGTTACAGCACAAATGACCGCGCAGCAAAGGTACAGCTATCTGCATCAGGTCATCTACAACAAATACGCCAATATGGGCGCAGTTGAATTGTTGTCTGAATGCGAAAAAGTTCTCGACTCAGACACTAATCTTGCGATTAAAACTGCCTTCCGTTTTGAAGAGTGGATGGCACAAAAATATAGCTGAAAATGCCTGCCTTAATTACTATTTTGCTTCTGTTTGCAGCCCCCGCGGTAGCGGCTCCTGAGTGTGGGGTTGTCGGCGTCTCACGGCACTATTGCGTAGAACAAAACGGCACAAGCAGCGTTGAGCTTTGGGTGGTTGAACCACCCTCAGGCTCGAAGCTACATATCAATGTGGACTGCCTCACAAAATCAGCGGAAGTCATTGAAGCAACTGAAGACTGGAGCTTCACAATGATTCAGCAGGGAGCCAGCCTTGCTTGCAAATACTTCTATTCAGACGCTGTGAAAGGGTCGGTGATGTAGCGGAAGTCCTCTGTTTTCTCCGGTTGTCTGACCCGATTGCAGTCGATAAACGAATAGACCGCGTCTTGCCGACCTTTGCGCTGCAACTCAGCTAGTCCTCTGTGAGCCAGATCCCAGGTCCAGGCTGCTGCCACTGTTTTGATGGTGCGGCGTCCATTTTCCCTTGTACGACGTGTGATCCAGATCGGGTGGGTCCGATGTTGCGGCATTCCGCTGCCTTTGTTAAATCCACTGCGTAACCTAGACCATTCCAGGTTAAATCGCGAGACTAGAAAGGTGAAAGGGGGATTCGATGTCCAGGCAATACATCTCCAGTGCTGAAGCTTGCGCCCTGTTAGGCGTCTCAGCCTCGACGCTCAAGCGGTGGCGGCACACCAACAAATTGATGAAAGGCGTCCACTACACCCAGTACGGGCGGTGGACGATCCGATACAACGTCAGCTGGCTTGAAAAGTTTCGAGAGTCAGGAGGCCGCGGTGCTCACAAGATGGAAGTTTTTAGTTTCCTCCAGTCATCGAGTTCGCCAGCGTTGCCATTAGCTGCGCCTTCTCAGCAGGCGTCATAGAAGCAATCACCGTAGAGATGTCGTTCGTTGCTTCTACCTTGTCCTGCATCGGAAAATTGATGTAGCCGAGGTAGTGGGCACGCATTGTGTTTTCGTTATCACCGATCCATGAAGCGACTTGCCTGCAGCTGTACTCACCAAGACAAACCATGTGCGATACATAAGTGTGCCGCAAGTTGTAAGGCCTGCGGTACTTCACCCCCGCGTAGGCACAGGCCACCATGAAGTAGCGGCGAAAATTATGCCAGTCATAAGGGAGCTGGTAATCATCGCCAGCGTCAGGGCCTTGAAAAACTAAACGCTTGCGCCACTCCCGATCCGACATGCAGCGGGCAAGATTTCTGTTTGGAAGACAAGCTTTGATGCCCTGTTCAAAAAGGTTCTCTTCACCGGGGATAAAACGGTTCAGCTCCGGTTGATGGCTGCACCCGTTCTTCACACGTTTGAAACGCATGTTTTTATCGATGTGAGTTCTATTTGCGTCATTGACCGCGAACTCCATGAATACAGGCCTGCCCTGTAAAACAGGTTTTTCAGCAGCAGGCACATGCACACCAATTTGATGCCCATGCCATAACCCCAGAACATGCGTCCACCTCAACGCTCGTATTTCGTTCGGTCTGCTGCCGGTCGAAAGCAGCAACGCAAGTAGAGGGAAGTAAGGCTTCAGCCGATCCTGAGTTTTGAAAACCTTGATTAGGGCACAACACTCTTCGATCGTGAATGGTTGGATTCTGGATTCGTCATCGTGAAGTCTTTGTTCAGCAATGACCTTGTCAACGCGCTTTCGTTCGTTGTTGATCGGGTTGCCGCGCCCTTCCTTATCGACAGCCCCCCAGAACTGACCGCGACGAACGCCCGTCGATTTCGGATACCGCTCGGCACAACTCAAGGATTTAGATAACAACGAATAACAACCACGCAACGTCGTCCAGGCTTTGCCTGTACCGATCCATTCCGCCGTCATAAAACCTGCAATTTCTTCATCAAGATCTTCTGCGGGAATGTGACCGAAAATCTCCTGACCAGGGCGCTGCATCGCTAGCAGTTGAAACGCATATTTTTGATACATGGACTTCTGTTTTTCAGAGCCAAGTTCCTGATTGACGTACCAGCGAAGTGCGTGCCCGAGGGTGCCATAAGGGTAGGTCGTGTTGACCTGCTTACGATTTACATGATCGACCGTCAGCTCACCCATCCAATACCCATCTTTCATCTCCTCGACAACGCCTTCAAACAAGACAAACTTTTCGGGATAGTTCATCAGGTATTTCAGAGCATCCTCCTTGCTGGTTATGTCTATGGGACAACTGAGATTCAACCCCCTAGCAACTACTGGCCGAGGCCTTGAATTGTCCCGAGCACGAATCCTGAAATTCCGCGAACCAGACTCAACTTCGATCGCAACAGACCGGGTCTTGCCGTTGCGCTGAGGAAGTTCAACTTTGTGAATTTGACCGGAAGCGGGGGCCATGATTTTTGTCCAGTTAGGTGCAATGACCTCCACTGGTTTGGTAGACGCGCTGTAGCCAGATTGCGTACCCATGAGACCCCCAAATACATGGAATGGGGGGCCTGTTCAGTGGAGGATGTTGACGGAAGATGAACCAGTTTGACCTAGTTTCAACTACCAATGTCAACTTCAAAACCCTTGGTATGACTGAGTTTTAGCACCTTGTAGCGTTAAATGCCATTAAGGTACAACCCCAGTCATACCAATGGATCTGAAGGCCGACTACCAGAACTCTACCAGCAGCCCTGCAAGCCGTCTAGTTACTGATAAGAACCCTGCTAATGGCCGTGACACATTGCAGGGACTGGGATGAGGTCCAACTGGTATAGTGTTCCGGTGCCAAACGGCACACCCAAACGGGGCCATAGCTCAGCTGGTAGAGCGCCGCCGTGGCACGGCGGAGGCCAGGAGTTCGAGTCTCCTTGGCTCCATTTGTATCAGGGCAAACAGTAGCGATTGCTACTAAACTGGGAGTACGTTGAGCCCTGTCGGGGCTGCATCAAAACCACACAAGCAACGGGGTGTGGGCCATGGAGTAAAAGCCATGAACGTGTTGGAACTCGTCCGCACCCGGACTAAGAAGCAGAAGGCCCTGCAAGACGCCCAAAAGCAGCTTTGCTACCGCGGGGTGGTCTATATACAGAAGCCGTGCTCTTGCTTTCCTCAGAGCTGATTTAACCCGCACACGCTCACAAGAAAAACGGTTATATGGATTAGTCAAAAGTCGTTAAATGTTCAACACCACATCAGGACGGGGGGACTACCTACAGGCTGACCCCCCTTCTTCATATGAAGAACATTCCGTTTGCTTGGACCATCTGAACACAGCAGTTGGTGAAACTGTAACGACGAAAATAGAAAATCCTGATCACTACAATCAAGGAGTTCAACCATACGATGTTGCTAAGAGCATGTATGGTGCCGATGGTTTGCTTAAGTTTGTTACCGTAAACGCGATAAAGTATATTCAACGCTACCCCCATAAGTACAAGGGAGATTCAGATAAGCAGCTAGACGATTTGCTCAAAGCCAAGAGAAGCCTAGAGACCGCAATCGAGCTGCATAAGGAGATCCACGGGGGCTCACATACTAGGCATGGCTGACTCTAAAGCTAAATATCTTCGATTCCGATACACAGGATCTTTAGAAGATTTAAATTCAATTAAAGAGTGTATTGAAGATATTATGCGTCGTGAGGGTTGGAAGCGTGGATTCTCTGAAATGGCACCACTGGAATCCAACCCTGACATATATGCCTGGGCAACAGGCTGGAAAAGGTTTATTGAACAGGACTAATCGTCAAGCCTAATAATCGTGACAATTGCGTAGGTTGTCCCTATTAACAACAGCAATATCATCGAAGATACTCCCCAAGGAAAATCAGTCACCCTCTTCCTTGACCTCTGTAAGTTTTACGACGAGGTGAACGTTTGGTTCGTCCCGCGTCAGATCCTTTGCGGCGTCCATCACCAATAGATGTCTTTTTAGGTTTTCCTACGATAAAAGTGTCTTTGTTGATCATTTAATTAATTCATAATTTTTCGACAAATTTCATAGCAATCAAGACGATGTTGAAAGCCATTCCAGCCGCCATTGATTCGATAACAACAAGCGTCAAAGCCATCTTCTAAACATACTTTTAAAAGATTGTTGCGCTTAATCCAATTGACAGCAATTGAAAAAGGGTATTTATTGGCAACGTAATCAGTGCCTAGCTCCATAATCTTTGGATCATCAATACCTTCGCTGTCGCGCAACCAATTACTAAAAGCTTGAAAATGACCTCTTCCGGTCACCTGGAGTGGGCCGCAACCTTTGAATTTAGGTCCATCACCTGGCTCGGTATTAGATAGATCTGACCTGCCGTTATATGCCTCACCTGAAGCAATTTCCTTCATATATTTAAACCCCATACTTTCGTGCATGAGGTTAGCCATCAACATTCTTGACGGCTCTAAGTGATCGCTAAATCCTGTTTCCTCAAACAGGTAAGCACAGTCGTGGCAAAATTCCGCGTCAAACTTGCGGGCTGGATACCCAGTAAGTCGCTCGAACATTTGAGGCGTGAACTTCAGTGAAACGGCAACGTCCCGCTTGTTTCGATAAA